ATGTGGCGGTGGTGCAACGATCACCCGGAAAGTAGGAAATTAAGCCGCCCTATTCGTGACACCATCAAAAAAGCGCGGGATTTAATCAACGCTCAGATGGAAGATTTCATGCAAAATGGCAAGATTAACCCCGTTGCCGGAATTTTTTTGATGAAAAACAATATGAACTACACAGACCAGCAGGAAGTGGTCTTGAAGCCGGATAATCCGCTTGGAGAACGAAAGGACCCGGAGGAGCTGCGGCGGAAGTATCTGGAGGATGTACGGGGAAGCGGAGCGACTATTGTTGACACCGAAAGAGCAGAGTGAACGACTATCCAAACGACTTTGGCCCAGCGACTATAGCGACTATCCCCCCGGAGGTCTTGCGACTTTCGGGGGATTTCTCTGCGACTATGCCAGCGACTTTGAAATTCAAAATCGACAGCGACTATCGACTATGACCCGCCCACCAGGCCACTTCCGGGAATTTTGGATCCCGAAGCAAAAACCTGGCCAGATTTTGAAACGGAGCTGATTGTGTCCACTAGTCCGGGAGTATCACACATATAATGTCAACCTATCCGGGAGTATCAAATTGGAACGGGGGGAGGCGATAGGTGCGGCCCAGATGGCACAAGCTGTGCCGGGTATATCTACCCGTCAGGGCAGGAAAACAGGCCGCACAAGGGCACAGGGGCCAACACACGTTAGGCAAAATGGTGTGCGGTATTGCGTGGGGGCTGTGGAGCGGCTGTCTGCTTTGAAAACGCCTGTAGGTGTGAATTTATATATCTGGAATAAAAACCGATTAGAAAGCCGTTGAAAGCCTCACAGTGGATAGCAGAAAAAAGACCCGCCACGATAGGCAGGGCAGGAAGAACGGCCCAGGGGCGGGCCTGTGCAAAAGAAAAGCCCCCGGAAAAATCCGGGGGGGCTGTGGTTATTCTGCCTATTGACTTTCGGCGATAACGGTGATAAACTGTTGGTGTCTCTCGGAAACGGGAGTGGATTGCAATGCTGAAAAGCTAGGACATATCATCTTATGTTAATGTTCCAGGAGAGGCCCGCCGGTTTCGGCGGGCTTTTTCTCACTTTTCCGCTCTATCTCTAAGCGATACGCATAGGGCCCAATCCTCTTTGGTTGGAGGGACTGCCGGGTCAGGGGATGAAATAGCGTTGCCCCTTGCGATTAGCTTGCCTTTGTACCAGTATTCATTGAGACCGGGGCACTGCTTGACGATTTTTCCGTATTTGCTGCGGTATTCTGCATACATTTTTATTATCTCCTTTTTTGTTGGGGTATATCACGCCCAGGATAAAACCATTATATCAATCATCTTTTGCATTGTCAACGTCAACAAAAAGGGCGGTTTTACCGCACTTTTGACACGGAAAGCGGATTATTTGCTGATTTTCAGCAGCTCGGCCAGCACAAACAGCGGGAAAGTGATGATAGCCAGGATTGTCACGGTCTCACCCCCCCTACATTGCACCCGCCGGAATGGCGGCGATAATGGCTATAGCGGCCAGCACGGCCCAGAAACAGGCGTTATACATTGGCTGCGCCCTCCACGATATAGGGGCCGTCCATGGTGTAGGGCCCACACGGCACATTGTAAGGGTCTACGGAGGCCCAGGCCGCCGGATAGATGCGGGTATCACCATACCCGGAAAACGCCGGATCTTGTCGGCGGGCATCCCGCTCCCGGATGCATAGGGAGATAGCTGCTTTCCGTGTGATGCGCTCCCAGCTTGCCGGGACGGCCTCGCCGTCCAGCGCCCAATACAGGTTGTAAGTGTTGCCGAAATTGCGGTAGTAGTGCACATAATAGGCTCTTTTCATGCTGTCCTCCAATCACGCAAACGTAAACCGGCGGGTTTCCGTGGCCCTGGTGTACTGCTGGGCAACCTCCGGCAAGTCACGCTTTAGGGCCGCCGTGTCGATGCGGTTAGATGTTACGGCCTTGTATGCGGCCTTGTGTTCGGCACCCGCCAGGGTGTCAACCCCGGCGGCCTGCATATAGGCTTTTAGCTGGTCTTTCAGGGCCTCCACCATTGCGGCGGCCTCCTCCTGCATCCGGATATATTGGGCCAACTCGGCCATTGTTGCGTTGATGTCCATTATTTGCTACCCCCATTAAAAGTCCGTATCTGTGACGGTTACGATTTCCACCCATAAATCCACGTACTGTTTACACCATCTGTAGTTTTGCGTTTCAAATTCAGCCAGCCCGGTTATAACGTAGCCAACTTGTTTTTCACCGCCGGTTTTTAGACCAACGTACATAGGCCGCTTTCCTTTTAAGGCGTTCCGGGAAATGGTGATATAGTGGTCACTTTCCACCCGCTCCCGGTATTCATCCAGGGCGGCGGGCAGGTTTCCGCTGCAATCACCTTTTCGGTGATAATGTTCCCATCAATCCACCAGCGCTTGCTGTTGTATTCTTTCATGGTGGTGGTGGTTCTAAAAATGTAGGTTTTCATTTCCGGCACCCCCTTAGAAGTCGATCCTTGAGAACCGCTCCGGTTCGGAAACTGTTTCATAGTGATAGCCGCTGCCACGGGCGTTCGGAACCCGCCGCCGTTTGCATTCCCGGCGGATTGTGGACGGGGCGGCATTGCAAAGCATGTTAAAAACCAGATAGGCGGCTTCTGTTATGTCTGCATTGCAGCAGGATTTTGAAAAGAAGCAGTCGAAAAACCAATCTTTTGGGTCCTCGTCCAAGCAAGCATCACAGGAATATTTTTCGTTAATGATAGGCCGCTTCGAAAAGTAGAACGGGAAAAATGCGTTGCTGTCAACTTGGTAGTAGTAATAAAACCCGTCAAGAACGAATGTAATATAACTTGTATGTGTTACCACTATTTCGGTGGCTTCTCTTTCTTCCGGGCTGTAGTTCCGATTCTGGATGATAGCACGGTTCAGCGGTTTTACCCGGCCGCCGTTGTCCTCTACGATTTCGGCAAGCTTGGACAGGATGCGGGCGGCGTTGTATTCCCACGATCCTAGATATAGGCGTTGGTTTTCTTGTGTTACGATCATTTTTATTTCCCCCTTGTTTTTGTGTGGGGTCTGTGGTATCATGTACAGGCCCCTATTGTTGGTTGCGGGCTGCCCTGGTGTGATGGTCTGGATCATGCCGGGGCTTTTTGTTACCCTGTATCGTAGGGATACGGCGCTTATCTGTTTGGCGGGGTGTGTCGCTCCACCCGTGCGGGCTTATCCAGGGGTTCCGGCTCCCCTGGTGCCGGTTGTCGTCCGTCCGTGCCGGTTTGGTGTGGTATGCCTTGCGGCCTCTGTTTGATTACGTTGACATTGTATCACGATTAGACGTAAATGTCAATAGTTTATTTTTAATTAGACGTAATTATTTTCCCAATTCCGGGCCGTCCCACTTTTCCGGCGGCGGCCCTCCCAGGCCTCCAGCCGTGCGCCATGTTGGCAGGGTCGGGGGCGGGGGATATAGGAATGGGCGTTCCGGCGTGGTTAGTGCCGTAAGTATCCGCAGAAATAAAAACGCCTCCCATCACCTACTTTTCAAAAAATCCCGGAAAAATAAAAAGGATTATTTACATTTACATATTGACATATAGACGTAATGGTGATATATTATGGGCGAGGTGATAAGTATGAAACGTGCTGTTGCTTACCTGAGAGTGTCCACAAAAGGGCAAACTGGCGAAGATGCTTATGGCATTGAAGCGCAACGGTCTGACATTAAAGAATACTGTGAGGCGCACGACATAGAAGTCGTAAACTGGTATATCGACGAAGCTGTCAGCGGTGCCAAAGTACGCCGTCCGGCTCTCGACAAGATTTTGAGTGGAGAAGTGACAAACCCTCCGACGGATTACGTTGTGGTGGCCAGAGCGGACCGGCTTTCCCGTGACATTTCCCTGTACTACGGATTTAAGATGCGGCTGAACGAACTGGGGCTGGAAATTCTCAGCGTCAAAGAGGATTGGTCAGCGCAGGACAAGCTGACGGCCATGATTTTGGAGAACTTTATGGCAATGGTCGCTCAGATTGAGCGCGAGAATATCCGCTCCCGCATGACCGGAGGAAGAAAACAGAAAGCAAAAGCCGGTGGCTACGCTGGCGGGCAGGCCCCTATGGGCTACAAGGTCGTAGATAAGCATCTTGTTATCAATGAACCAGAAGCGGAGGTTGTGCGTTTCATATTCAAGCATAAATTCGCTGGTGACACGATGCTTGGAACTGTCAAAGCCCTGAATGAGGCTGGGTATCATACCCGGCGTGGAAAACCCTTTGTCATCTCCACGGTGCAGAGTATATGGAACAACGAACGGACATACCGTGGCGAATACAGATACGGCGAGGACGGCGAATGGGTAAAGGGCCAGCACGAACCGATTTTGGAGGAGGAATAACCATGCAGACCGTATCCTCTCTAATGTTTATCTTTGCTGCTATTGAAATTCTGGTACTTCCGGTTCTGCTTGTTGTTTGGCTTATAAGAAAAGCAAGGAAGAAGCCCAAAATGAAATGGCTCAAATGGTTCTGGCTTTCTTTTGCTTTGTTCGTGGCAGTTGGAGCGGCTACAAATCCGGCAACATGGTGCAAACATGAATACAGGGTAGTCGAAAGTAAAGAGGCCTCCTGCACTGAAAGCGGGTATGAGAAATCCCATTGTGATCTATGCGGAAGCGACAAGACGAAAGCCATAAAGAAGCTCGGACATTCCATGGAAGACGTTCGGCGGGTAGAACCCACGGACGATAAGGACGGCGAATATGTCCAGAGGTGTACACGGTGCGGATATGAAAAAATCGAAGCTCTTCCGATGCTCAAAAAAACCGCTGAACATAAAGCAGAAAGTTCGGCACGGAAGGAAACCGCACCTACCACGGAACCAGTAGATACTTCTGTCACTTTCGATGAAATATACCGTGCCTATAAAGAGAATGAGCTTGTAGCGAACGATACATACCGCTATAACAGATACCGTATTACAGCAAAAATAAATGGAATGAACACAGGCGGTCTTTTGAACCTGACCGGCGGTGCTACGCTAACAATGGAGAAAAAAGTCGGGAATACAATTGTGTTTTTCTACGCAGAATTTGAAAAAGAGCAGGAAGAAGCACTAAAACAGGTAAAAGTCGGCGATACGATTACATTTGAAGGGGAATGTATTGGAAGAAGTGGGTTCACTGACTGTGAGTTGAAATAAGGAGTGCGCATAATATGGAGCTTCTCTTAATCATCCTCTTCCCCGTCTTCGTCATCATCGAACTACTCCACCACAAATAGGAGGCATTCATGCAGGAATTTAGAGATTTAGGCCCGCACCTAATCAATGTCACCATGAGTGATGACAGAATGCCGGTCTACGCTTTGGGGTTTGGTATTCGTTTCTCTGATCTGACGGACGATGAGAAAGAGAGCGCCTACTTTTCCCAACGCTATCTGGCGGAGAAATACGAGAAAGAGGTATCGTATTGGCGAGATGAATACCAGAAAGAAAGAGCCAGAAGAGAAGCCGCAGGGAGGCCGCACCGTACCAGGGTGCTTGTACAGAAGATTCGCAAGAAGAACGACAGGAGGTAACCCATGCCCAACAAAGACTCAGCAATGATTCCCCTGGACCTGGTGAACCGCTACACCAGAGAATACCCGTCCGTATGGGATGCGGTCCAGAAGTTTCGGGAATGGGAAAACCCGGATGCAAGCTGGGACAAGACCCGATGCTATATCCCAATTGCCGCAGGATGCGCCATTTGTGATGTCCTGCATATGCCCATGAGCGCGGTCTACATGGTCCCCGCTCTGGCAGCCTGGCGGCAGTCCAAAGAGGTGTATACATTCGACCCAGACCTGGCGGAAGCCCTGTACGCCCAGACGACGGACACAAATCTACCATGCGAAGTGCTTATGCGGCTACCGTTCTACTGTGTGTATATTGATTCCGGGAAATACCGGTTCTTCTGCCACCTGGAGAACGACACAAACGATGACCGCTGGGAGCTGAGGTTTGTACGAATCTCCGAAGACGGAGCGCCTATAGCCTCCTATCTGCATCTTGGGAATTTCACACTGACTGAGTCCATGATGGCCGGACTCGAAGAATCTATGTTCCAGTCGGAACATATCCACGAGAACAAAGCTGCGTCGTCGCTTCTTGAAAAATTAGGCCCTCCCGACAGGGCGATGGGTAGCTACGCGGACAACTTCAACAAGACGGTTCTTTCTGAAATGCTCCAGCTTGTGCTTTATATATGCGCCGACAATGCGGATGTTGTTCAGCCTGACGGTAACAAGCAGACCTACCGGAAGCCAAGCTCCGGGGTGGTTAAGGATAAGTACCGTGAGGTGAGGCAGTGGGACACTGGCTATTACGTCGGCAGCGCTCTGAGGAAGGAACGTGGAGGATCCGGCAGCTACGAGAAGCGGCCAAATCAGGGGGGCACAAAGCGGCCACATATGCGGCGTGGGCATTGGCACCACTACTGGAAGGGAAAAGAAGGAAACAAGGAACTTGTGCTGCACTGGGTACTACCGATTTTCGTCAATGGGGAGAATGAAGATGGGGATACACCGGCCAGGGTGACACCTGTCAGATAAGGAGACTAACTATGACTGCGCAAGAATTGATAAAAAAATACGGGGTTATGCTAGAAACAAAGTATATCCAGGGGAATGGCTACGTTCCGACTGGGAGAATTTACGTTCGTTCCGGTGGGTATGCGAAGAAAATGGGGGATTTCGATGAAATTCTGTCCAGAAAGCCGGAAATCATGGGAATCCTAATAGAAGAAATGGAAGAAAAAGAGCGTAAGTATCAAGAACGCCAAGACAAAATTAACGCCATCCCGGGATTGGCTGAAATCCAGGCGGCAAAGCAGGACTTGGATAGATGGAACGAGGAGTGGGAGAGAAGTTTTGACGATGTCGGGGGCCTTGGAGTTCGGCCAAAGCCAGAGTATGACTTTGCGGCCATGAACGCAAAGTATCCGAGGGCAGCGGCTTATTTGAAGGCAGAAAGCTATTCACACGCAGCCCATGATGTAAAGGCATCAGCCGGGCAGGAGGCCTTGGAGAAGATCATCAATGGAGAAGACTACGAGGAAGCACTGAAAGTCATGGAGGACGAGTGGAGTGCTTATTGTGATGCCCATGTTTGGGACTGAATAAAGTAATAAACCTCCCGCAAGGGCGGGAGGAAAGCCGAAGGGCTGCTTGTGCTGAGATACGCACGGGCAGCCCTTCATTTTATCATTTCCGTTGATTCACGAAAATGATCGACCCGAAAGGAGAAAACCGCATGGATTACGGACAATTATCAACCTCCATCATAGGAGCCATCGGGGAGCACCCGTTGGACATTGGAGCCTATGAGGACCTGTTTTCCCTCTGCCAGGACTGGGCGGAGACGGACTTCAAGACGGCCCACAGCGTCAATAAGCTCCTGAAAGACAGATGCAAC